GTTTGATTACATGTGGTTTAGTGTTGACGGAGCCAACGAAGAGCTTGTATTTGACGCAAAAAAATATACCAAGGAACAAGCTCTTGAAATCGCAAAAAATGAATTTCCGCTTGGTAATGGCGAGGAATTTGAGGTAGTTGAGCGATATGTAAGATATTATCCATCAACCCCGTCATGGTGCGGTTGTGATTCAGGGTCCTGTTACACATATTGCCCGAAAGACTCCCGTGGCTCATTCAAGGTTTTGGTTATCACAAGCGATGAAAAGGCTTAATCGGTAGCGCCTATGAACAGACAAGATTATGAACATCTACTGGACAGCCTAGCAAGTGCAAACGTTCCAGTAGAGCAGACAAAAGAAAAGCTTATGGCTTTCTACGATGAGGTGACAATGAAGAAAGAATTGATTGGCAAGCGGTATCTGTACGGTGGAAGCTGGTGGGTAATCAAGGGATTCGAGTCAACGATGTCCGGCGAACAGGTGTTGATTGAGGAACCGAAGAAGAACGGAAAAACCGTCAAGGTGGCGTTCAAGAAATCACAGGTGGTCTGAACTACCAATTTGTTGTTGCTCGATAGCTACGACGGCCCTGAACCTTTTGGATCGGGGCCGTTTTTCTTTCGACTTGGCTCTTCAGTTTTTCTTGGTTGTCGCGCTCTATGTTGTCGTAGTCCTCATCGGAGTAGAGGTTGGCTCCGAGGTAGTACCACATGCCGAGATTATAAACATGTATGTCGATTGCTTCATTTCGCTCACGGTCTTTTATCCATTTCCCCATTCTACCTTTACCTGGCACATAGGTTTCAGCCAACAATTGCTCATAATATTCTTCTTCATAATCGGCAGGGAATTGGCTGATCCCGAATGCGTCTTGGTCGTATCCGTATCTGAAAGACGCGTAAGCTTCTCCCTTCAGCACTGATACACCAATGAAAACCCAATGGCGAGTATACAAGGGGTTCCCTTTCGTATCATGAAGTATCTTGCTCTTCCACCCCGATACCTCATCTGCCATAGAATTGCTACCAAGTATTGGAATGAATCGTTGGGTGTTGTACTGGTTGTAAAGAGCGTTGATTGTCTCACCGTGGTAGTTGCTGTCCATCGCATTAACAAGCGTCTGCAGCCGTAATCCATCCTCACGCTCAAACCATGCATCAAGCACTTTTTCTTTGTACCTTAGCCACACTGAAGCACCAACGCTTGTAATGCTTTCCCCTGCATTCAGCCAGAACACATAATGCATGATGGACCAAGACATACCCCTCTTACCCCAACCCTTTATCTCTACCTCTATACGGTCCTTCTGCACGTCGGTCCCGCTTGTGAGAAACAACACATCCTTCGGGAATGGTCGTATGGTAGGAAGCTCTCCTTCAATGAGCGAGAGCGGTTCGTAGGCGTAATAGGCGTAATCCTTGTGGTTTGCCCACGCCATCATCTTTTCCTTGTCAGGCTTGACCGATGCCCCCTCATACGGAAGGGCGAGCACGTTGTTGTAGAACGAGGTCATATCCCCGTCCTTGCCTTTCTCAAGCCGTGCCTTTGCCTTCAGGTACTCTACTACAATGTCGTGCCATGAGGTGAAAGGAGAATACGTTCCGGGCACCCAAAACCCTACCGAACGAGGGTCGGTCTTTTTCGTGTTGGTAGGCTTCCATACCCCTTCGGAAAGCAAGTCCTCTTTTTGGTAGTCCTCTATCACCCCGTGGCAAAGCTGGCATTCATACCATGCGTGCGATACATCCTCACCGTCAGCATCCCAACGGAAGTGTTCCCACTCAAATTCTATCCACTGGTTGCAATGGGGGCACTGGACGAAATAATGGCGCTGGTCGGTGGATTCCAGCAAGGCAAGGATCTTCGAGTTTTGGTTTGTCGGGGTGGAGGAAATGATGATTTTTCGCCTGTCACCGTAGGTCATGGCCCGCTTCTCTGCGATGCTCTTTCCGCTGCCCTGCCCCTCTACGTTGTCCGGCCATCCGTCGTACTCATCAAGGATTACTACCCGTGCCATGATGGATTTGAGCGAGTTTGCCGCCTCACCGGATGCCATCTTTATGTAACCGCCGGGAAACTCAATGATATCCAGCGTAGAACGGCTCACAAGCTCCCGAAGCTCAGGGTTATGGTCAATCATAGGCTTGATTCGCTGTGCATAGAAAAGCTTCATTTCCGTCTTGTTGGATTGTGCGAACAGGATTGAGGTGGGGTCGTGCTTCAGGTAGTAGGCAACGGCATTTAGCTCCACCTGAGTCTTTGACATTTGTGTGCCCATGCAGATGACAATCTCTGTGGTAGGGCTGGTCGGACTCATCTCATCCATGATCTCTTTGGCATAAGGAGTCTTGCGTACGGTGTACGCTCCTGAAAAGTTTGCAGGAGGCGGTAATTGCAAGTGGTTGTCTACGTACTCACTGACTGTTTTGAGCGGCTGGGGCTTCAGATAGTCGACGATCCTGTCAAGAAGCCAGACGGCGTTATCGCTTTTTGGGAGTGATATACCGCTCGGCGATTTTCTTCGTTTCGTCATCGGACTTCTCCATATTCGATTTAACTTGCTCAAGTACGTAATTCGCTTCCTTGGTGGCCATTGTCGTTATTGCGCCAAGCAGCGCCGCCCTGTCAGCCGATGCGATGGCGATCCCGAGCTTGGATAGGTGCTTGTCGATCACACGCATGGTCCCTTGTGCATATCTGGCGGGAAGGGAAAGAACTCCTGTTTTTATACCTCCAAGGATCGCTACGTAGACAAGTAGCGCGTCGTCTCGGTCAATGCTGACCCCTTGTTCGTAATTCAAGCGTATGCGTTGCCTGTCGGTTGCCACGATTGTGTTATCAATCTTGGCTTTAAGCAGGGTCATTTCACCGTCTGTATCATCACTGCTCTTGGGAAGGTCTGTGTCATCGGAGCCGGGAATATTGTCGACGTCGCTATAGTCCGGCACATCGGGAATAGTTGGCTCAGGAAGGCCGGTCTTTACCTTCTTCTTGTTGTTCGCCCTACCAGTACCAGCCAGTGAATCAGAACGGCTTGCATCCCAATCAATGGCCGCTTGCTTCCAATCAATCATGCCTTTCGCGTTTTCCTTGATGCGTCCGCTCTGGCATGCCCTTGTAACCTGGGACTTATTTACGCCAATGAGCTTTGCGAATTCTGACTTTGATATGTACTTGGTTCTTGGGTTCATACAGCTCCTCTATGCAGATGTCTTTCTCGGTTTTCAAACTCAGATACAGTTCACCTATTTGCGGGTTTGTGATGCTTCCGAGCAAGTTTTTGTCAACCTTGCAATGGATGTCGCTCAGATACATAAGCAAGGATTCCTGTCCGTAGACGATGAGTTGACTCCCCGCTGTGAGGTGGTGGATCAGATAGGCTGTCGGCCTTTTAGGCATACTCTCTCCGTTGCTGGGGACAACTTAACATTAGTATACGCTGTATATCGTGCTTTTTGCAAGTTATAAGTCTTTATTACACCACTAATAGGGCAATCACGGTTTTCAAGGTGGCAATATCGTCAGTCTGGATATACGATTTAAGCATGACAATCACCGAACTCACCATCGAGTTATCAAAGGCAAAAGAACGTCTTACGTACTGTCTCGACGCAGAGGAACGCATTCTCCGCGGCGGCCAACGTTTCATTTTTGAGGATGGTGACATGAGGCGTACAGTAGACCGTGCCGACTTGGGAATAGTAGGGCAAAGGGTCAACTACTGGCGTTCAGTGATTGCAGACCTTGAGAGGCAGATAGCGTCCGGCGGAAGGAAAGCTCCTTCCTATTTGGTGGTGAGGTAGCAATGGCAAGCATCTACAAGAACGAAGAAGATACCAAGAACATGCGCACGGTTCGCCCGCACTACTACGGCGACGTCAATGCGCTTGTTTCCAGCTATCTGAAAGGTTCCCAAGATAAGGGCTTGTTCCTTGCCACCGACGGCATGATAGGCCCCGGCATTGTAAATACATTCGTTGACGGTGCAATCGGAGCTGGCCTTGCACTCGAAGCCGCACCAGACAGACGATTCTTGAAAGGCATCTCCGAAAATACCATCAACCGCAACATGGAGATCATCGAGGCCCACTACGACCTTATCACCTCAACACCAGAGTTGTGCGATTGGTCTCAGAAGATGGACTTCAGTGAGATCATGCGCATTGCGGTTCGCGGTGGTTTGAGCACAGGTGATTTTCTTGCCGGATACAAGGTCAGAAAAGTAGGAGACACCTACTACCCTGCATTACAGACCATCGATGGACGCAACATTCGAAACCCGAATTTCGCAGAGGACACCCCTCAGATGATAGCCGGTGTCGAGCTTAATAATGGGGTTGAAACCGCATACAACATCGCTACCTACAAAGATAGCTTACTGAATGAGAAGTTTGAGCGTGTAGTCAGGAAGAAAGACGGCATGCTCATGTACGACCTTGTGCGGTTCGGCATTGTACAGCCCGGCCAGATTCGTGGACGGAGCATCCTCCTTCCTGTGTTCGACAGGATTCTGGACATCAAGCGTTACAGTGCAGCAGAGCTGGTCAAGGCAATCGTACAATCCTCAATTCCATTTTTCATCACTGTTGCTGCGCAGAGTCAAGCCCCGCAGAATCCCGACAGGTCAAGCGTACTCAAGAACATACAGGACTCTCAGACGACTGCAACTGGTGAAGTCATCAACGACCCAATCAAGATTGAGGCCGCATATGTGAATCAGCTCAACGCTGGTGAGAATATCGTATTCCCCGAGAGCAAGGCTCCTGTAAGCCAGTTCTGGCAGTTCATGGAAGCTCAGATCAAGCTGATCGCAATGGATATCGGCATTGCCCCCACGGTTCTGCTGAAGGCATTCAGAAGCAACTACAGTGCCTCACAGGCCGAGATTCAGGATGCGGCAAGAGGCTTTGACATTCTCCGCCAGTACATCATCCGCGGATGCGTGCAGAACTACTACAACCTACACGTAGAACTGCTGGCAAGGCAGAAGATCGTTAATCTTCCGGGCTTCTTCGAGGACCCGCTTATCCGCAGGGCTTGGTGTACCGCCTCTTGGTACGGCCCCGCAATCATGAACATCGACCCCGTAAAGAATGCAAACGCATCAATAGCCCTCATCCAGAACGGTCTTTCCACGAGACAGAAGGAAGCCCGCAAGGTAGGCAACGACTTTGAGGACAACGTGGTCGCCCTTCAGGCAGAGCAGAAGCTCATCCAGAAACACGGGGTGAAAATCGGCGGGCCTGTCGTTCAGGAAGAAGAGGAAGAGGAAGAAGAGACTCCGACTGAAGAGGGAGAAGAAAATGCGCAGAGTTAATTGGGCGATACCAGAATACGACGTCCCTACCTTGGAAGAATTCAAGAAAGCAATGGATTCACGCGAAAAGGAAAGCGGAAAAATTGAGGCAATCGCTGACAACAAGAAGCTACTCAGAGACCGTCTGTACTCAAATTGGTTCGTCGCAAACCATGATGGAATATCAATCATTTCCGCAAGGGGTGCTCTCTATACATTTGACTACGAATGGCTGGCATACAGCGTTGAATTTGCAGACGACGACCCTGAAACCGACAAAATTCTCCTAGTTATCAATTCTCCTGGAGGAATGGTTGAAGGTCTCATGGAGTTTATGAGCACGGTAAGGAAGTGCAAGAAAACTGTATACGCCTACATTGAGGGTCATGGCACTTCAGCCGCCTACGGCATTGCCTCTGCTGCATCGAAAATCCTTGCCTCTCCATCATCTGAGATCGGTTCAATCGGCGTGAGAGCAGAATATTACGACTACACCGAAATGTACCAGAAAGCTGGAATCAAAATCTTTTCATTCCGCAGCAAGCATTCCAGCAAGAAAGCCCTTTCTCCCGCCAGTGAAGAGGGAAAAAAGGAAATCGAGAAAGACCTAGAGGACATTTATGCCATTTTTGCGAAATCAGTCGCGGACGGCAGAGGAATGACCTTGGATGATCTGATTGAGAAAGCCGCTGACGGCCTTGTGTTCCGTGCCCAAGAGGCAAAGGACAGGGGCCTCATCGATGAGATTGTGACCGACATCGACGCTTGCGTCGAGATTATCAAGTCCGAAAAGGACGAAGGAGAAGGTATGGCAGACAACACAATTGCCACTTTGGAAGCCTTGACTGCCGCCTACCCCGCTCTTGTGGCGAAGGCTACCGAGAACGGCAGATTGGCAGGCGTCGAGGAAGGCAAGAAGGCTGAGTCAGATCGTGTCAAGTCGATCCTGGCACTGAGTGAATACACCGACAACATGGCGGTGCTCACAAAGGCTGTCGAGGAAGGCAAGACCGCTTCGGAGGCTCAGATGGAAATCCTGAAGGCACAGAAGGCCGCAAAGGCGAACGAGCAACACAAGAACGAAGAAGCTCTCAAAAACATGGCGAACGCCAGCACTGAGAACAACGCGAATACTGTGAAGCCCCCTGTGGACGACGACCCGATGAAAAAGGCTATGGCCGAGAACGACCGATTGCTTAATGTTATCGGCCTTGGAGAAGGAGAGAACAAATGAGCTTGATTGCAACCATTGCTCACGACAGTTTTGTGGTGGATAAGTACATCACCAAATTGGCGTCCATTGCCCCGAGTACAGGGATTCTTGCACGTACCGTGCTCGGCAAGGTCAGGATCGGTGCTACTACGGTAGCCGCTCCTGCAGAAGCCGGAGCTGGTGAGGCAGGGGCGAACACAGGCACAGGAACTGTAGTTCTTGATGCATCACCCGTTCTTGCCGGAATCAAGGCTGGAACCTACACCGTCAAATGCACCAAGGCCGCTACCGCTGAACCCGTAGCTCCCGCAGAGTTCGAGGTTTCCGACCCCGCAGGTTATCTGCTTGGTGTCGTAAAGCCGACCACTGCCGGTGTCGTGTGGGCTGAACACATCAAGTTCACCATCACCGACAAGGCTACCGCTGGCGACGAGGTTGCCTTTGCAGTTGGCGACGGATTTGCCATCACCGTGAGCGTTGCCGCTGGAAGCGGTTATCTGAGGGCTTGGACCCCGAGTGCAACCGACGGTTCCGAGGTTCCTTTTGCGATTCTCAAGGAAGATGTGGCGGCATCAGGGTCTGCACAGGTTGCTTCCGTATATGTCGCGGGTTCGTTCCTTGCGGATGGAGTTCTGCTCCCCGAAGGTTCTGTTGCCGCTGACGTATGGGACGGCCTCCGTGCATTGAATATCTACCTTGTCGAACAGGCTGACAAGAACCGCAACGTAGCGGGCACAGAGGAGTAAGAAATGCCGGACACCATTGATTTCATCCAGACTGGCGTTCAGCGCATCATGGCGCGGTATGACCAGAAGAAACCCATCCAGAACTACTTTACCCGTACGTTCTTCAACAACATCGATGTCAGCGAGGATACTGACGTTCTTGTCGAGTGCAGAAAGGGTGAGGATGTTCTCCTTCCCAGCGTCAGCAGAGGCGACAGTCCTGTCCAGTCGGGCATGATTGCTTCGTTCGATCTTCACAAGTTCACCCCCGCATACTGGAACACCTCAATCAGCCTTACCGCTGATGAACAGAAAAAGCGTGTGTGGAATGAACCCATCGAAGCACCGTTCGACAGCATGACCCGTGCGCAGTTCAACATTGCCGAGAAGTTGCTCGGTGTGCGTCGCTCCTACCGAATCGGTGAGGAAGCCGCCGCCGCTGAGGTTCTCAGAACAGGCAAGTACATCCCGAGACAGATTTTGAATGGCGTTGCCGTTCCTAAGCCGGCAATCCAGTTCCCTGTCGATGCCGCTTTTGTCGGCGGTTCTCTCGGGACCTTGTGGACCACTTCAACCGACCTGCCCAAGGCGATTTGCGACCTGTTCACTCAGTTCTTCGATGATTCCGGCATGACTCCGACCAATGCAATCATCGTTGGTGCTGATGTGTATTCGGTTTTCCGAAACAACGAAAAGTTCCAGAAAGCATTGGACAACCGCAGGATCGAGGGTGGACAGCTCAAGACCATCGCAGACCAGAACTTCCCTGGATTGGCAGTGAACGGCACAATCAATGTGCCGATGTACGGCGATGTCGTCATTCTCACCTACCACGGCAAGTACAAGGACTTCGACGGGAAGATCAAGAACTACATGGACCCGAAGAGCATCATGATTGCTCAGGAAGGTTTGGGAAGAATGGCATATGCCGCGACCTACGGGCAAAAGGGTGGCGTACCCATCCTTGTCCCCGGACGTGAAAATGTCGACGTCTCTCCCGCCACCATGGACAACGGATACACCTACAAGGCCACCCTCCAGACCGCAATGCTGCCTGTACCCTCCTTGCTGAACGCTTGGATGTACAAGACCGCAGTGGCTTGATAGGAGGCCACTATGAGTGCTCTGGATGACTTCAGAAAAGAGATGGAATTCAATATCGGCGACGCTGAGTTGTCAGAGGGTTTCACGCTTGTCAGAGGCAGCCAGAGCGTCTCTATAGTCTCCGTTGTCGGGTACTCGAATACGGTAACTGAATCAAAGCCGGTCACAGGAATGTTCTCCGATGCGTGGAAGCGTGAGGAGAAGGACGGGAAGCTCAGCCCAGAGCGTCCATCGTGGATGCCGAGTGTTGTTATTCCGCTCTACAAGCTTCTTGAGGCCGGTATCAGTCCCGCAGAGTACGAGATGCTGAAGGTTGTTCGAGGCGATATCACCTACTCGGTTGTCAGCCATGCGGGTTCCGATCCTGTGAGATTGTTTCTGAAAGTCGGTACTGAAGAACATGTGCTAAGCCCGATTATCGAGCCTCCTGTTGAACCGTCCGACTATGACGGTCCTGTGATCGAGGAGTAGTCATGGCTACACAGATAATGACCGTCGAGTACAAGAGCGAAAAGACCAGCCCGAAGGCGATCATGCTTGCGCTGGATAAATTCCAGTCTCCATACGGGCCGGTTCCCAAGGTGCAGATGAAGCTTGTTACTGACATGGCCGCAATGGGACGCGGTGTGTTGGTTGACAGGTTCACCAACAAGCCGGGTGCAAGCACGTTGTATTACAACAACCCGAAGTGGCTCACCAAGCAAGGGAGATTCAGGGCGAGACGAAGCGGAATCATGCGCTTCAAGCCGAATGTCGGGTACTTCGACAAGCGAGGCAGAAAGCTTATCGGCTTCTCCACCGAGGGAAGCAGTAAGTCGCTTCGCAGGAAGAGCGCACACCTTCATTCATACCCGATGAACCTTTGGGAGCACGACCAGGACGGCGGGTACAACTACAAGGGCAAATGGATCATGACGGTACAGCTTCCTCCCATCGTTGCATCGAGGGCTGGAAAGTATACCGATCGTGCCGAGGCTTCGCTTGAACAGGCGGCAAAGGAGCTTGGAATTGGGAAAAATTAACCGAGTCCTGTCCAAGGTTTTCTATGAGATCGGGACCAATGCACAAGGAGGACCTCCTACCGCAGCATTTGTGGATGCGCTTCTTGCCGAGGGGCTGAAAGGCGAACAGGTGCTTATAGACAGTGTTTCCATGAGGCAGACCCAGCAAGGGTCCGGCAAGGGTATACAGCGGATTGTAGGAGTGTACATCCCCGACGGAGAGAACCTCTACGATGCGGATTTCGACGGTACAAGCCGCGTGGCTGTAGTGGTCGATTTGTTGCTCAGAAATGAGGATGTCGTGCGTTATGCATCGTACGCAGACGCATTGGTTACGTTCCTTGAAAAAATCCAAGTAGGCATTCAGCGCAAGGTAATCAATCTTTCGTTCTCTCATGCAAATTCTGAAAAGAACGAGCGGGTTACTGCCTTGCTGGCTATAGAGTTCGAGCCTGAATCAGATGGCGGCGAAAAAAATACCGTCAGTTATATCTAAACCCTAGGGAGGGATACGAAAATGGCTATGAGAGTTATCAACAATGGCAAGTCTGAAGGCGGGATGGCTATGGCCTACCTTGTATCAATCGGGGCTGCCATCAGTACAGGACCACTGGTGAAAGGGAGCTTTTACTATGTGAAATCCAAGGCGTCAGCCGCAAGCGGGCTTCCTGCAAACATTGCTGTAGGGCTTCCGTTCCAGGCAGCTACGGCAATCGCACTTGCAGAAGGCGATGAAGTCTACCCGCTGACCATGAAGCCGCTCGGCTTTGCTCGTGACAAGAGCATCGACGCAAGCAAAAACCAAGTCGACACCACTACCGACATCGACTATCCGAACTCATCCAGCATGAACGAGGAATCTATCACCAGAACAGGATCGGTTTCCGGCTATCTGATGCTCGATGCCAAGGACAGCGCAATGATGAAGTTCATGGCTCAGTTCCAGAACCTTGTCTATGCAGATGACGACGGTGTTACCGTCACCGCCCCGTCCAGTGAAATTGTCCTGCTTGCCTTCGACTGGCTTGCCAAGACCTACGGAAAGGCCGGTCCCGCTGAAGGTGATGCACGGCACGTCGAGTTCCTGCCCGTCACCCTTTCCAACACTTCAAAGAGTGCATCGAAGGGAAGCGCAGTCACTCTGTCCTTCAACTACAACGGGCAACCCAAGACCGAAGAGGGACTTGAGGGGGCAACCTACATCGGGCCGCACTACGCACCCGTCGCCTAAGTAATCTCGGGTGGGGAGCAATCCCCACCCTGTTAAGGAGCAAACAATGATTGAACTTGGAGCAAAACTGATTGTTGATCCCGAAAAGACGAATAC